TGCTTGATGTCGCCGAGCGCTTCCATGGCCGGGCTGTTGCCGTAAATGACGCCGCCGATTACGGCCCAGCGCGGGCACAAGGCCGGAAATTCCTTGAAGCCGGACTCGCGCAGGATCTGGTCTTCGCTGCCGCCCTGCTCGAAATAGACCGACTTCCACGCCATGTTGCGGTCGTCGCGCTTGGTAAGATCGCGGTCGGCGCGGGGCTCGATGGCCTGCATGATCGTGACCCATTGTTCCAGGGCGCCACGGTCGAACATGTTTTGCACCGTGGGGCTGCAATTCTCGCGGCCGAACTCGCGCACCATTTGCGCCGTGGTCATTTGAAATTGCCGGTACAGGGTGTTGATCTGGCCCCGGCTGTTCGCGGCGAGGGCGTATTCGCCAGCGGTCAGGGTGTAGTGGTGGATGACGGTATCGAAGTCGGCCAGCACGATGCTGCTGGCAGTGCCGAAGGCGCCCAATTCCTCGTACATCGAATGCAGGGCGCGGTAGGTGTTGGACTTGGCGAACACCATTTGCATGAGGCGGGTCACGTCGGCCAGCCACGCCTTGACGGCGGCCGACTCGTCCAACTGCGGGTCGGACGTGGTGAGGCGGAACCAGGGCCGGGCCGGGCTGGTCATGCCGGCCATCATGCCGGCAGCAAGCACGCGCAGCGCGCGGGTGCCGGTGCTGTCGTAAATGTTGTTATGCCGCTTCTCGCCCCGGTTGCGGTCGTCGGTGAAGAACCGGCCCGAGCGCGGTAGCAGGTAGTCGCTGATTTCCTTCCAGTGCGCCACCCAACTGGCGCGCTCACTGTGCAACTGACCCCAGCGCGAAAGCAGCAATTTGCGCTTGGACACGTCGGCCATGGTTAAGACCCCAGGAGCGTGTTCTTGCCGAGGTTCAGCATGTTGGGATCAACGCCCTGCGGCCCGGTCAGCATCGTGCCCGAGGCCCCGGCCTTGCCGGACTGCGAGGCCGCGTCCAGGGCGGCGCCGGTATCGGCGCGCTTCTGGTTGGCGCGGTTGGTCGCCTCGTCGGCGGCCTTCTCCTGCTTCTTGGCGTTGGCTTCGGCCTGCTGGCTCGCCTTTTCGGCGGCCTTCTTCTGCTCTTGCCCGTTGTTGTAGGCAATGGCGGCGCCGGCAACTGCGGCGGCGGCCATGACTGCGGTAGCTCCACCCGACATGATTACTCTCCTGTGATGTTGATGCGATTCACGGCGCCCGGCTTGCGTGAAAAAAGCAGGTGCGCCTCGTCGGTAAATTCGGCCTCGGCCTCGGCCACGGTCTTGGCCTGGGTGGCGAACACCATGGTCAAGCGCGTGTCGGCGTGGGCGAGGAACGCCTGGCGGCGGTGCGCGCTGGCAGCGAGCACGTGGTAGCCCATCAGCGTGACGGCGTCATCGCCGGCATTGACCGTTGCGTTGCCGTCGAATACCAGCAGCGTGGGCACGCGGATGAACACCCCCGTGAGCACCACGCCGGCCGGAATGCAGATCGTTCGTGCGTACATGCCGCCGTGCAGCACGTGCTCGGTGGCAATCTCGACCTGCGGCAGGTCGCGCGTGATGGCTTCCAGTTCGCGCACCTTGTCGATGGCCTGGGCCGTCATGGCAGGGATGTGGCTCTCGGCCGCCACGAGCCTGGTCACAGCAGCCCCCGGAAGAAAACGCGGTTGGTTTCGTGGTAGCCCACATGCGGCAGCAGGCGCTCAAGGCGCCCGCCAGTCGGCGCAGTCACGTACAGGCCACCGGCCCCGGCGTTGGCGGCGACTTCCTCGGCCGCGCGCAGCAGCTTCATGCCGGCGCCGCCTGCACGGTGCGCCTCGGCCACAAACAGGGTTTCAGTCGAGGCGATGACCTTGCCGCCGAAGTGCAGCACGGGCGTGATGAGCACGGCGCACAGGCCGACCAGTTCCTCGGCGACGAACACGCCAAGGGGGTGCATCAGGCCGGCGCCGACCATGCGGGCATAGCCTTCGCGGTCGGGTAGCGCGCCCATCATGTCGGGATTGCGCAACGATTCCGCCCGGTATTCGTCGCACAGGGCAGCGAACACGGGCGAGTCGAAGGCTTCGTCGACGGTGATGGTGCGGATGGTGGGTTCCATGCGCGCAGCGTATGGGCCGTTTCGCGCGGTACGTGCATCCGGTAAAATGCAACTTGCAACTTGCAACCGATAACGGGGAGACAACGATGAAGAAAACCGCTTTGATTGCCGCGCTTGGAGTGCTGGCTGCAGGTTGCGCAACGACGCCGCGCCCGCCGTTCATCGTCGAGGGCACCGAGACTGCGGTGTCCGTGAATTGGGCGCATTCGCCGCGTGGCACCACGGGCGCCCTGGAAGCTGCCGAGGCGCATTGTGCGAAGCACGGCCGCCACGCGCAGTTCGCCGGCAAAGTGACCGACTTCGAACTGGCCTACAACTGCGTCAAGTAGCGTAAGGGTCGTACTCCCCACGGCGGCGCCGTTGGCCCAGGGCCTCGACCGTCGCACGCTTCGGGGTGTCCATGAGCGCCAGCACGTAGGCGCTGCCATAGTCGGGCGAACGCCCGATTTTTTCCATGATCTGCTCGCGGCTCGCCACGTAGATGGTCGAGCCCGACAATTCCCACGTGTATGCCGTGAGGTCGGCCAGCAGTTGCGGGTCGGGCGGCAGCGCGATGCCCGTGTTGTTGGTCGGGTCGAGCGCTTCGCGCATGCGCCACACCAACTCGCTGCGCAGGTTCTTGAAGCGCAGCCGGCCGGACTTGTCGGTGCCGGTGGCGGACTCGGCGACATTGACGCCGACGACCTGCTGCCCGGCCTCGTTGAGGAAGTCGTAGGGCGCCGAGCCCACGCCGATGACGTCGATATGCACCACCGCGTCGTCGCGCTTGGCGGCTATGGTGAGCCCGGCCACGGTCGGCCCGTCGGGCGTGGCGCTGCCCGGATAGACCAGGGGCACGTCGAACCACATGCCGTGGCGCCGGGCCAGGATGGTGTTGTCGCGGCCGCCGCGCGCGACATCGACGCCCAGCGAATCCATGGGCGCCAGCTTGTCGGGTCGCTTCCACCGGGCCTGGGCTGCTTCCACCCACGCGGTCGGAATGACCTGCCAGGGGTCGTCCTCGATGCCCGCCTGGAAGTCGCCGTAGAGCATTTGCGAGCGCAGCGGCTCGGGTAGGGATTGCAGGGTTGCCATGTAGCCGGTTCCCATCAGGTAGGGGTTGTCGCTGACACGCGAAGGAATGAACGTGCGGCTCATCGGCTTGATGAGGTCGGCGCCGTGCTGGAAGGGCTCACCGCTGGGCACCTCGACTTCCTCGCCGTCGATCATGGCGAACCACCGCAACTCGCCGGGCTTGGCCGGGTTCGGGTGCTTCTTGTCGAGCCAAGGCGCGAAGAAGGCCGTGATCCACCGGCCCTCGGCCGTCGTCGGCGGGTTGAAGGTCATGAGCGCCTGGCAGCGCTGCGATGGATCAACCGACCGCAACCAGCCCAGCAGTGCGCGCACCTGGGCTTCCAGGAAGTTGGCCGCCTCGTCGAACACGAGCAGGTCGTGGGGGCGGCCCTGGTACTTGTTCCAGTCGTCAAGGTTCGGCGTCGACCCGAACTCGACCTGCTGGCCGGGCAGGCGCCAAATGCGCTCGGCCCCGTTGTAGCCGTCGCGGCTGCCGATGAGTTCGGTAAATCGGTCGATGATGCCGGTTAGCTGGGTGGCCTCACGGCGCAGCACGAGCACCTTCTGGTGCTGGGTCAGCGCTTTGCCACATGCAAGGTCGGTTTTGCCGCCACCGGCCGCGCCGCCGTAGCCGATGATGTCGGCGTCGGAGTAGTAGGCCATGGACTGCGGGCCAGGCAGCGGGCGCCACACGGTCGGGTCGCTGCTGATGAGCGCGTCGAGGTCGGCCAGTTCCTCGGGGGTCAGGTAGGCCAGTAGGTCGGGGTCAAACGAGGTCGGAGACATCGCCATCCTTGCGGGCCTTGGCGGCGGCGAGAATGGCGGCGATCTTGGCGGCCCGTTCGGTGTCGCTGATCTGCACCGGCCCGCCGTTGGCCCCGGTCAGTTCCATGCTGGTCTTTTCGCGGTACTTGTCCGGCGCGTGGGCCTTGAGCAGGAAGATGGCGAGGGTGTCGCTGTACTTGCGCACGCTGCCGCACTCGTCGCCCTTGTAGAAAACCGGCTCGTCGGTGCCCTCGAACGCACGGCGGTGCGCTTCATCCTCAAGGGCCAGCAGGCCGGCCTTCATGGCACGTTCCCAGGCGAGGGCGAAGTCGGGGTCGGCCTCGCGCCAGTTGTAGGCGGTTTGCCGCGAAATGCCCACGGCAGCGCACGCCCGGCCGACGTTGCAAGTCTCGGCCAGGGCTGCGCAAAACGCGGTGAGCTTTTCAGGTGTCAATTTCATGGCGTCCATTCCAGCCTATTCGCAATCCAGCACGTGCACGTTCTTGAAGTTGGCCGGGGTTTGCGCTCGACGCTCATAGCGGCAAATCCGGCCGATGGCCCACTTGCTCACCTCGAACTTCTCGGCTAGGGCTTCGTAGCTCATGCCGTCCTCGTGCAGCGAGCGAATCCGCTCCACCTCGGCATCCGTCAGCTTGGCATTCGGGTGATCCTCACCGATCCGCAAACCGGCATCATTCACCGCCACGGTTTTCTGCATGCGCCGCCCTCCCTTCAATCTGCAATTTTTTACTTGCGACGTTTGCGACGTTTTTCAGTGTTTTTTGACTAACTTTTTCATGTACACGTATGAGGAATTTCCTTAAAAACCCCCTAGAAACGTCGCAAACGTCGCGAATTTTCATTTGCTCGCCCTCGCTTCGGCCTCAAGCGTAAAAATTCGCGCCTTCAACACGTCAATTTCTGCAAGTAGCTTTTTGTTCGTTTCCTTCAACGTGCGATTTTCTACAGATATACGTTTCCCACTGCTGGCTTTGCTTTGCGGGTGCTCTATTGGGGTCAGGCGTACGTTCAGATCGGCGCCACCAGTTAGCTGCAATATCAGCACCCATTCACTTTCAGCCTGGTGCCGACCTTCACTTTGAGGCAGCCCGAAATTTCCCGTTTGCAACAGGAGCGCTACAGGAAAAACACCTTCCTGCTTCATTTCCTCAATCCATGCCGCCTTCGGGGTTCGTGCCACCGGCCGTGTTGAGTGGATGTGGTTGTACAGCCTGTACTCGATGCAGTCGCTAGACCCCACGTAGCGAATGACCATATCCCGAGGGTCGGCAAGTCCGTAAATTCCGGCTGTGCCTTTCAAACCCTTCCGGCGCCACCGGCCGTCAAATTCGCGCTGATAAATGATCTGCTTCATTCGAAATCCCCGACGACCCGCACGCGAATGCCAAGCAGGCCCCGCCCCCGAATTCCGTACTCATCCTTGAGCGGGCCGAACCCACGCGACGACAGGCGCCGGCCCAGGTTCTTGGAATTGGCGATGAACCGAAGCTCGCCGCGCGCCTTGGCGAAGGCTTCCCAACTGGCCCACAACCGGGCGTTGGTTTCCACGTGGCTGGGGCCGACCTCGCAGCACTCGTCCAGCCATTCGGCCAGCAAGTCCATGTCGCTCTTGTAGTCGTCGCGCGCCTTGCGCACGGCGCCCGGTGGCTGCAGGCCCGCCTTCTGGTAGGCCAGCGCGCCGCGCACGCACCAGGTCAAGATCCCGCGCGCCTCGGCCGCCAGCTTGGCCGCCCGGTCGGGGTCTTTGGTCAGCGTCAAGTCCTGGTCGAAGTTGCGCGTGAATGGCACGGGCAGCAGCCGGCGCCAGATGGCGTGGTCGTCGCCCTTCACGATGGGCCGGTGGTTGGTCGGCATGAAAGCCACCCACGTGGGCGCCACCTCGACCGTGGTCTTGGAATACAGGCCGCGCGCCGGCAGCGGCTCGCCCCCGGTCATGGACTTGATGAGGCCCTCGCGCAGTTCGCTGCCCTCGTCGGGCTCGCTGACATAGACGAACCGCGCGCCGCGCAAGCGCAGCACGTCCTCGCGCGCCGCCCCGGCGTTGCCACCGGCCGCGCCGCTACTCAAGAAGGTGTCGGCGCTTGCCATCTTGGCGTGCTCGCCCAGGGCGTCGCGGATGGCCCCCAGCACCGTGCTCTTGCCGTTCGAACCCGACCCGTAGGGAATGGCGAGCACGTCCTCGTCCGGCCGGCCCAGCAGCGAGTAGCCCACGAGGCGCTGAAAAAATCCGATCATGTCGGCGTCGCCGAAGAACACGTCGGCCACGGTCTGCTCGAACAGCGGACAGGTGGCGGCTGGGTCGTATTCGGTGGCCGTGATCGTGGTCACGCGGTACGCCTGGTCGGGCGGCAGCAGCTTGCCCGTGGTCAGGTCGACCACGCCATTGCCCACGCCCAAGAGGTGCGTCAGCTTGTCGAGGTCGGCCATGCCCACCACGACGCGCGGGTCGGACTGCGCCAGGCTCACCATGTTGCGCACCATCACGGCCCGCTGGGAGATTGCGCAGAACTTGAAGAACTCGGCCCGCTCGGCGTCGCTCTCGATGGCCTTGGCCTCGTCGGGCAGCGCGCGGATGGTTTCCTTCGCCAGGTGCTCAAGCTCGACGCCGGCCGCGCGGCGCCAGTAGATGCCCGTCCACATGAACCAGCCGTCGATCTCGGGCACGTACATGAGGCCGTCGCCGTAGTGGTCGAGCATGCGCTCGGCGTTGCCGAATTCGGTCATTTGCCGGCGCTGCTTGCTGAATGCCACGACCTTGCGGCCGCCTGCCATGGCTGCGCGAACGTCGGCCACCGGCAGGCTGGTGTCGGTCAGTTCCTTGAAGCGCGCCCGAATGAGGCCGGCCAACTCGGCGCGCAGGGCCAGATCCGTGCCGGCCGCTTCGCCCGCCTTGCGCGCGACATCATTCACCAGGTCGATGGAGTCCTTGCAGGACAGAATCAGGCCCTTGGCATCATCCAGCGCGGTGCGCTTCTCGGCCTTCACCGCGTCGCGCTTGCCCTGGTTGCCCACCTTGAGCAGCCAGCGCGCCGTCGTCGGGTTGCGCCCCGAACGGCCGAACGATTCCCACCGCTTCTCCAAGTCCTCGCGGCTGGCGTAGTTGCTGGCCGTGCTCGACCACTCGTCCCACAAATCCAGCGCGGTGCCGTCGCCGTCGAACTCGTGGTGCAGCGACATGCCGACTTTCAGCCAGGTGTCGTAGTCCTCGTTATCGACATAGGCCACCAGGCGCCGGGCCTCGCTCAAGTCGATGCCGACCGGGGGCTCGAAGGCCATCAGCGGGTCGTCGTCCGGTGCCGAGGTCATGCCCCCGGCCTTCGCCCGGCTGCCCGACACGCGCACGAGCCCGGCTTCCTCGGCCATGGCCTCGAACACCTGCAGCGCTTCCTCGACCTGGGCCTCGGTGATCGTGGGCAGGTCGCCCGCGCGCATCGCTTCCAGGCCGCCGAAGAAATCCACCCACTCGTAGGGCTCGCCCGTGTCCGGGTGGATATGGTAGGCCACGAACTGCTGGCCCTTGCCCAGGATTTCCAGCCGGTGCCGCGCGCCGCCCAAGTCCTCGAACCAGGCGCCAGTGGCCTTGCCCCAGCCCTCGGCCTCGGCCCGGTAGGCGAGCAGAATCTTGGGCGCGTTGCCCACGCGCTCGCACGTCGCGCCGAGGTGTTCCTGGCACCAGGCCACGAACCGCGCAGCCAGCGCGCCGTCCGTGGTATCCACGTCGATGGCGGCCACCGGCTGCGCGCCTTGCCCGCACAGCACGCCGACGCCGTGGTTCGGGTAGCGGGTCAGGTCAGCGGCGCCGAGGCGCGCGGTTTGCCAGTTGTCCAGCGCGGGCCGCTTGTGGCCCGGCTTGATTGGAATGATGAGGTAGCCGTTGCCCAGCAGGGCGCGGCCGTACTGCTGAAAGTTGGAACTCACGCGGCCTCCTTGATTGTTTTGATTAGGTCGCAGGCCACCACGGGCGACACAGCGTTGCCCAGCAGGTGCCACGCCAGTGCCTCGTTCGCCGGCAGTTTGTAGTCGGCGGGGAAACCCATCAGGTCGCGCCCTTCGATGGCGCGCACCATCCGCATCCTTTCGCCGTCAATCACGGCCCAACGGGCGCGAGTTGTCAGCGTGCCGATGGGGCGCGCCAGGCTGCGGCCGGTTTCCCCACTGCCGCTTCCGTAGTACGGCGCAAGAAAGCGGTCACCGTGCTGCCGGCGCCCAGCCGCGATTCGTGCCAGCGTGCGAGCGCTGCGGCCCGGTCGGTTGATCTGTGACCAGCGCCCGGCGTCGAGGTCGATAACATTGGACGCCGACACGTGCTCGCGCTTCGGCAAGCGCAGTTCAATCGGGTGCCGAGAGCGCGTAGCCACCAGGAAAAGGCGGCGCCGATGTTGCGGCACCCCATGGTCGGCCGCGTCCAATACCAGCGGCGCCAAAGCGTAGCCAAGGGCCTGCATCGCCGCGCACCAGGCTGGATAAAGCGCCCAGGAAGTGAAGGCTGGCACGTTCTCGACGACAACCACGGGCGGCCGGTGCACTTCCGCGCATGTGACGACGGCCCAGGCGGTAGCGCGCTGGGCGTCGTGGTGCGGCCGCTCCTTGCCGCGCGCCGGGGTGTGACCCTGGCAAGCCGGCGACGCCAGCAGGATGTCGTGCGCAGCCACCGCCGTGAAATCGGCTTGCTGCAAGTCCTGGCACGCATGCTCGGTGCTGGGATGGTTTGCCGTGTGCCACTCCACCGCTGCCGGCCAATGGTTTGCAGCCCACACCACGCGGCAGCCAGCCATTACCGCGCCGGTCGAGAAGCCGCCAGCGCCCGCAAATAGATCAATGACATTCATCGCGCGCCCCTTAAACCAGGTCGGCGACGCCGTAGAACTCGGCCTCGGCGGCTTCCAGTCGGTTGCGCGAAATCTCGGCATAGGCCGCCTCGCGCTCGATGCCCACGAATCGACGGCCGGAAAGGACTGCAGCGACCCCTGTTGTGCCGCTGCCGGCGAACGGGTCGAGCACTACCCCCCCCTGGTAGAACGGGGCGCACCAGTTCGCGCATGAGCGCGGTCGGCTTGCCGGTCATGTGGTGTTTGTCGTCGCGCTTGACCACGGCCTGAATGCAGCCATCGAAGGGGCCGTCGTGCTCCAACTGGATGGCGGCGCCCTTGGTGCCCCACACCACGTACTCGCACTGGTGCCGGAAATAGCCTTTATGCGGTGCGCGCGAGCCCCGGCCCTTGTCCCAGGCCACGATGCCGCGCCAGAACACGCCACCGGCCTGCACCGCGTCGGTCATGACCGGCAACTGGCGCCAGTCGGTGAAGGCCATGAAGTAGCCGCCCGGCTTGAGGACGCGCACGCACTCGGCGATCCACAACGAGCACCAGGTCAGGTAGCTGCGCTGATCGCGCGAGTCGCCCGAGAAGGTCGGGTACCGGCCTTGCGATTGGCTTTGCGTATATTTCGCGTCGGGGTCTTTGCCCTTGTCGTCACGGGAAAATCCGCCGCTGCTGTAGGGCGGGTCGGTGATGATGGCGTCGATGCTTTCGTCCGCCATGGCGTGCAGTGCAGGAAGGCACTCGCCTTGAATCAGTTGCCAGGGTCTTGTCATCATTGCGCCACCTGGAACTCATCGAGATTGAGCACCAGGTGGCGCAGCTTTTCGACCACGCTGTAGCGCGGGTCTTTGTGGCGGCCGCTCAGGATGCGGCTGACTGTCGGCTGTGTCGCGTCGATGGCGTCGGCAATCTCGCCTTGCGACCAGCCGGCCCGAATCAGTGTGCACACCAGCTCGTCCGGCTTCTGTGTGTAGGCTGTAGGGATGGTAGGCATTTAATACAACTCCGTATAGGAAAGACCGTAGCAGTTTATACGTAATCGCATTGCACAACAATACCCAAACGCATGGGCTTGCGTTAATCTATGCGGCGGCGTATATTTCAACGCATGAACCAACTGCGCCGAAACCTCGCCTACTTAATTGCCAAGCACGGGATCAATCCCACCGTGCTGGCAAAGGCCACGGGCGTGCAGCAGCCGACCATTCACCGCATTCTCAAGGGTGAAAGTGAAGACCCGCGCACCGCCACTGTTCAACCGCTCGCCGACTATTTCGGCGTGACAGTGGAGTACATGCGCACAGGCGACATCGAGGGCAGCGACATCGTGGGCGAACGCATGGTCAAAGACGCCAGTGTCCTGGCCCTGCACCCCGAGGACACGACGCCTAGCGATAGCATCCAGGTGAAGGAGTACCGGGTGAGTTTCAGCGCAGGCAACGGCCACCAGGCCACCTATGACGTGATCGAGGAAAGCGAGCCCGCCACCTACCGGCTGTCCTGGTTCCACAAGACCGGCATCAAGCCCAAGAACGCGCGCCGCTTCAAGGTTGTAGGCGACAGCATGGAGCCCTTCCTGTTCGCGGGAGACTCGGTGCTCATCGACACGGGCGAAACCGACCCGACCCGCATCATTGATGGCAAGGTCTACGCGATCCGCTACGGCAACGACCTGCGCGTCAAGCGGCTATTCCGCCGCCTCGACGGCACCCTGATACTGCGCAGCGACAATCCCGCCTATAAGGACGAGGAAGTGCCGCCCGAACTGGCCGAGGAACACATCAGCATCCTGGGCCGCGTGCGCGACAAGAGCGGCGCGGGCGGCCTGTAACGCCCAGCAAATAACCCCACCTCTTCAATAGGCCCGCAATTCGCGGGCCTTTTCGTTTCGCCTCAAATTATGCGTTTCCGTATTGACTATGTCAATACCGCCGCGCATAATGCGTTTAAGTATTAACAATGCGAAAGGACGAAACGATGAGCGCTTCCCCCCTGATTCCCGGTCGCCTGTACCGCGTGCGCGGTTCCGGCCTCGACCTGGAAGTCGTTGCGTCGCACCCCTGCGACGCGCTCTGCATCGGCCTCGATCTGCTGTTCGGGGCTGCCGCATGCTGACCGCCCAACTCATGAAGTCGATGGACGCCGGCCACCTGGTCGCCTCGGCCCGCGCAGAAATCGACCCGCTGACCAGCACGCCGCTGGAACTCGAACTGCTCGACCGGCTGGAAACCCTGCTCGACGAGCAGGAAGAAAACAAGCCCATCGCCGAACTGCTCGACGAGTACGAGGTGAGCACCGACGACATGAAGGCCGTCATCGAGTCACACCCCGCCAGCCTGAAAGACCAGGCCGCGCTGCTCTCCCTGCTCAACGACCAAGACATCCACGAGCCCGACCAGTTGAAAGAACTGCTCGAGTTCGCCGCGAAGTTCCGCGCCCTGGCATCCGACGCCGGGGATTTATTCACCCGCCTGAACGACCTCGTATCCACCAACCAGGAGTAACCACCATGAGCCTTGAAGCAACCATCCAGGAGAACACGAACGCCATCCGCGAACTCATCGCGGCCATCAAAGCCGGCGTGCCCACAACCGCCGCCCAGGTCGCGGCCGTCGTGACCGAAGCCAAGACCACCCCCTGCGCCGGCCACGATGCCGAAACCGCGAAGGAAGAAGGCAAGCCCGAGAAGGAAACCACCGCAAAAAAGACCACTGCTGCGGCGACGGAAGCCGCTGCCAGTACCCAGTCTACTGCCGAGGCGGGGGCGGGCGCTGCGCAAGAGAAGAAGGCCGACAACTCCGAGGCGAGCAATAAGGCGGCCGAAGTGCCGGCCTACACCACCGTGGTGAGCGCGATCAACAAGCTGGCCCAGGGCAAGGGCCGCGACGCCGCTGTCGCCGTCCTCTCCAAGTTCGGCGTTACCCGTGGCCCGGAACTCAAGCCCGAGCAGTACGCCGCTGTCATCGCCGAGTGTGAAACCGCTGGGGCCTAAACCATGAGCGAGCACGCCAAACTCTCACCCAGCAGCGCACACCGCTGGCTGCACTGCCCCGGCAGCGTGGCCCTTGAGGCCACGTGCCCGGACGATTCCAGCGACTTCGCCGACGAAGGCACGGCCGCGCACGAACTGGCCGCCATGGCACTGGCAAACGGCAACGACGCCGTCGCCTACCTGGGCCGCGTCATCCAGGTGAATGGCAAGGGCTGGGAAGTCACCGACGACATGGCCGGCCACGTGCAGAAGTACCTCACCTACGTGCGCAGCATCGGCGGCGAGTTGATGGTCGAGCAGCGCTTGAGCATCGAGGCCATCACCAAGGAGCCCGGCGCCAAGGGCACGTCCGACGCGGTCATCCTGGCCGGCGAGGAACTGGTCATCGTCGATTTGAAGTATGGCCGGGGCGTCAAGGTCGATGCCGACGAGAACGAGCAGTTGCAGATTTACGCGCTGGCCGCCCTCGGCGAGTTCGAGTTCCTGGGCGACTTCCAGCGCGTGCGCATGGTCATCGTGCAGCCCCGCCTCGACCACATCGACGAGTGGGATTGCACGGTCGAGGCCCTGCGCGAGTTCGGCCAGACGGTCGGGCGCGGTGCCGACCGCTGCTTCGCTGCTCTCGAATACCACGGCAACTATGCCGAACTGCACGCGAAGTACCTCAATCCCGGCAACGATCAATGCCGCTTCTGCAAGGCCAAGGCGATCTGCCCGACGCTGACCCAGCATGTGCTTTCCACCGTGGCCGACGATTTCGTCGATGTCAGCAAGCCGGTGGCCCCACAACTTGAGCACGCCGCCGAGCGCACCTTCGACAACGCCACCCTGGGCAACCTGTTGGGCGCGGCCGACTTGATCGAGGGCTGGTGCAAGGCCATCCGCGCGAAGGCCGAGGCCGAGTTGCTGGCCGGCCATCCGGTGCCTGGCTACAAGCTGGTGGAAGGTCGGCGCGGTTCCCGCCGCTGGACGAACGACGCCGAGGTCGAGCAGACCATGAAGTCCATGCGCATGAAGCTGGAAGAAATGTACGACTTCTCGCTGATTTCGCCGACCACCGCCGAGAAGCTGCACAAGTCCGGCGCCATCGGCCCGCGCCAGTGGCCGAAGTTGCAGGGCCTCATTACCCAATCCGAAGGCAAGCCCAGCGTGGCACCGGCCGCAGACAAGCGCCCCGCGCTGGTCATCCAGGCCACCGCCGACGAGTTCGCCGACGTGACCGAGAGCGTGGAGGACTTGGTGTGAAGAACCAGCCGCCTGCCACGACGTTGCCCACCGACGCCGCAAAGCTGCTCAAGCAGGCGGCACAAACCCCCATCACGCGGGCCGACCCGCTCGCGCGTGTGAAAGCCATCGACAAAGCCACCGAGCGGGTCAAGCGTCAGTACCCCCAATTTTTTAAGGAGTGATCCACCATGAAACTGAAACTCAACAACGTGCGCCTGGCCTTCCCGGTGCTGTTCGAAGCCAAAACCGTGAATGGCGAAGGCAAGCCGGCGTTTTCCGCTTCCTTCCTCATCGACCCCGCCGACCCGCAAGTGAAGGCCCTCAACCAGGCCATCGAGCAGGTGGCGAACGAGAAGTGGGGCGCGAAGGCGGCCGCCATCCTCAAGCAGATGCGCGCCACCGACAAGGTGGCCCTGCACGACGGCGACCTCAAGTCCAACTATGACGGCTTCCCCGGCAACCTGTACGTGTCCGCACGCAGCACCACCCGGCCGCTGGTCATCAACAACGACAAGAGCCCGCTCACCGAGCAGGACGGCAGGCCCTACGCCGGCTGCTACGTCAACGCCAGCATCGAACTGTGGGCGCAGGACAACAACTACGGCAAGCGCGTGAATGCCAGCCTGCGCGGCGTGCAATTCCTGCGCGACGGCGACGCCTTTGCCGGTGGCGGTGCCGCGAGCGAGGACGAGTTCGACGACATCAGCCAAGGCGCCACCGCCGACGACCTGGTGTAACCCCGGCGCGCCGGCCTTCGGGCCGGGCGCTTTGTTGCTGGTGTTCGGCCCCTGGGCGTTACCGGGGGAGCGCACCGAGCACCAGCAGCAAAGCGAACACGGAAAAGAACATGACGACCCTTTGGCTTGACCTCGAAACCTACAGCGCGGTGCCCATCACCAACGGCACGCACGCCTATGCAGAAGGCGCGGAAATCATGCTTTTCGCCTACGCCCTCGACGACGGCCCGGTGAAAGTGTGGGACTGCACCATGGGCGAGAAAGCCCCGGAAGAACTGCGCCGCGCGTTGCGTGATCCTTCGGTGCTTCTGTACGCGCACAACTCCCACTTCGACCGCACCGTCCTGCGCCATTGCGTGCCCGAACTGGTGGGCGACATTCGCCGCTGGCGCGACACCATGGTCAAGGCCCTGGCCCATTCGCTGCCGGGCTCGTTGGGCGATCTGTGCGACATCCTCAAGGTGCCCACCGACAAAGCCAAAGACAAGGCAGGCCGCCAGTTGATTCAACTGTTCTGCAAGCCGCGCCCAGCCACCAGCAAGGTGCGACGCGCGACGCGCGAAACACACCCCGCCGAGTGGGCCAAGTTTGTGGAATACGCCGGGCTCGACATCGAGGCCATGCGCGAGGTCGACAAGAAGCTTCCGGCCTGGAATTTCCAGGGCGAGGAACTGGCCTTGTGGCACCTCGACCAGGCGATCAACGACCGGGGCGTCAAGGTCGACACCGAACTGGCGCACGCCGCCATCCGCGCCGTGGAGCGCGCGCAGAAGGTGCTCGCCGCCCGCACTCACGAACTGACCGAGGGCGCGGTGCAGGCGGCCACCCAGCGCGATGCGCTGCTGCGCCACCTGGTCGCGGCCTATGGCATCGAACTGCCGGACATGCAGCAGAGCACGCTGGAACGGCGCATTGCCGACCCCGACCTGCCGGCCGAGTTGCGCGAACTGCTTGCTATCCGCTTGCAGGCCAGCACCACCAGCACCAGCAAGTACAAGACCCTCGCCAAGGCGGTGAGCAGCGACGGCCGCCTGCGCGGCACGCTGCAATTCAACGGCGCCAGCCGCACCGGCCGCTGGGCCGGCCGCCTGTTCCAGCCCCAAAACCTGCCACGCCCCGTGCTCAAACAGGCCGCCATCGACCAGGGCATCGAAGCCCTGAAAGCAGATTGCGAGGATCTGCTGTTCGGCAACGTCATGGAACTGACCAGCAGCGCCATTCGCGGGGCCATCATCGCCCCCGAGGGCAAGAAGTCGGTGGTCGCCGACCTCTCCAACATCGAAGGCCGAGTGCTCGCCTGGCTGGCCGGCGAGGAATGGAAGCTGCAAGCCTTCCGCGACTTCGATACCTGCAAGGGCCTGGACGGAAAGTGGCACACCGGCACGGCCCTGACCCATGCCGCGCTGACCGGCCAGCCCATCGCCCTGGAACTGGACGCGAAGGGCGAGCCCACCCGCATGGGCCACGACCTCTACAAGCTGGCCTATGCCAAGTCGTTCAGCATCAAGCCCGAGGCTGTGACCAAGGACAACCGGCAGGTCGGCAAGGTGCAGGAACTCGCCCTCGGCTATGAAGGCGGCGTCGGTGCTTTCCTCACGTTCGCGGCCGCCTACGGCATTGACCTCGAAGCCATGGGCGAGCAGGCCATCGAATCTATCCCGCAGCCCATCCTCAACGAGGCCAACAGCGCGCTGGCCTGGACGAAGCTCAACAAGCGCCCAACGTTCGGCCTGTCCGACCGCGCCTGGCTGGTGTGCGACTCGTTCAAGCGCGCGTGGCGCTACGGCCACCCGGCCATCGCCTCATTCTGGAAAGAGTTGCAGGAAGCCGCCGTGCTCGCCGTGCAGCGGCCCGGCGTGACCTTCACCTGCCGCATGCTCAAGCTGCGCCGTGACGGCGCCTGGCTTCGCATCCGCCTGCCGTCCGGCCGGTTCCTTTGCTACCCGAGCCCCCAGGTGGATGAAACCGGGAAGCTCTCGTACATGGGCATCAACCAGTACAGCCGCAAGTGGTGCCGACTGAAAACCTACGGCGGCAAGCTGGCCGAGAACGTGACCCAGGCCGCCAGCCGTGACGTGCTCGCCGGGAACATGCCGGCCATCGAGTCGGCCGGCTACCAGATCGTCCTCTCGGTGCATGACGAAAACATCACCGAAGCCGACGACCGCGACGAATTCAACGCCGGCCACCTGGCTGGGCTGATGGCTACCACCCCCACCTGGGCCGAGGGCCTGCCGCTCGCAGCGGCCGGCTTTGAAGCCTATCGCTACCGGAAGGACTGACCCATGAACAGAATCCTGATTGCATTGCGCCTGTTCGGCTTGTACCGCCGCGCCGGCAATTCCGTGCGCTACGCCGCGTGCCGTGCCTGGGAGGTATCGGCATGACCCGCGAAAGCACCATCGAGCAATACCTGGTCGAGCAGGTCAAGGCCAAGGGTGGCGAAGTCCGCAAGGTGAAGTGGATCGGCCGCAACGGCGCGCCCGACCGCATCGCCATGCTGCCCGACCGCACCGTTTGGGTGGAACTCAAGGCGCCCGGCGAGAAGTGCCGGCCCCATCAAATCCGCGAGCACGAGCGCATGCGCCGCATGGGCCAGCGCGTCGAGGTCGTCGATTCGTTCGAAGGTGTCGACGAGGTGCTGGCATGAGCAAGTGGGATCGTCGCATGTTGGGCCTGGTGAATCTGGTCGCCACATGGAGCAAAGACCCGAGCACGGGCGTGGGCGCCGTGATCGTCGATAGCAAGAACCGCATTGTGTCGGTCGGCTTCAACGGCTTCCCGCGCGCGGTTTGCGATTCGGACGAGGCCCTGTTCGACCGCGACGAGAAGCTGCGCCGCACCATCCACGCCGAGGAAAACGCGCTGCTGTTCGCCGGCCGGTCGGTCGAGGGCTGCACCATCTACGTGACTCACCCGCCGTGCGCACGCTGCGCGGCGAAGCTGATCCAGTCGGGCATCGCCCGCGTGGTGGCGCAGATGCCTGCCGAGGGCTTCGGCGAGCGCTGGGCCGACGACATGCGCAGCGCCACGGCCATGTTCCTGGAAGCCGGCGTCGGCTTCGAATACTTGGAGCCCCAGCAATGAGCAACGTCGACCAGCACCTTGACGCTGTGCTTCGCGCTGCCGGCTCGGGGTTGCGTTATTACTCGATGCAGAAAACGCTCGACGAAATGCGGGCTGCAATGGGCGCGGCCCTACGCGCAGCAGCAGAAGCCGAGCGAGAAGCGTGTGCAGCGCTGTGCGACAGCAAGGTGATGGCGCTCGACCACGGCGGCAAAGAATACTATCGGCCGGCGCCTGCCGACCAGTGCGCGGCAGCGATCCGGGCACGAGGAAACAGCGCCGAGGGCTTGGTATGACCCGCCAGGCTTTCACCCCCCGCGAGTATCAGCACGCCATCATCGAGCACGTGCTGAACTTGCAGCGCGGCGCGGTATGGGCCGGCATGGGCATGGGCAAGTCCGTGTCCACGCTGACCGCGCTCGACATCCTGGAAATCACCGAGCCCGGCCCGGCCCTGGTGCTGGCCCCGCTGCGCGTGGCCGCGAGCACCTGGCCCGATGAGGCGAAGAAGTGGGCGCACCTCACCAACGTGGAAGTGTCGGCCGTCGTCGGCACGCCCGAGGAACGGCGCGCCGCGCTCAAGCGGCCGGCCACGATCTACACCACCAACTACGACAACCTGCCGTGGCTGGTAGAACACTACGGCGACAAGTGGCCGTTCCGCAAAGTGGTGGCCGACGAATCGACCAAGCTCAAGTCCTTCCGCCTGCAACAGGGTGGCAAGCGCGCGCACGCCTTGGGCCGCGTTGCCCATTGCAAGGTCGACCGCTTCATTGAATTGACCGGCACGCCCAGCCCCAACGGCTTGCAGGACTTGTGGGGGCAGGCGTGGTTCCTGGACAAGGGCGTGCGCCTGGGGCGCAGCTTCGAGGCTTTCAAGTCGCGGTGGTTCCAGTCCATCCAGGTGGGCAGTGACCGCCACGCTACGCGCCTCGACCCGTTGCCCTTCGCCCAGGAGCAGATCGAGGACAGGATGCGCGACCTTTGCCTCTCGCTCGACGCCCGCGACTATTTCGACATTTCCGAGCCCATCGTGAACGTCATCCGCGTGGAGTTGCCGGCCAAGGCCCGGCGCCTTTACAAGGACATGGAGCGCGAGATGTTCCTCGCGCTGGAATGCGGCACCGAGGTGGAAGCCTTCAACGCGGCCAGCAAAACGATCAAGTGCCTGCAACTCGCCAACGGCGCGATCTACACCGACGACACGTGCAGCGCATTCGCCGACATCCACGACGCCAAGCTGCAAGCGCTTGAGGACGTGATCGAGGAAGCGGCCGGCATGCCGGTGCTGGTGGCCTACCACTTCAAGAGTGACCTCGCCCGCCTGCAGCGTGCCTTCCCCAAGGGCCGCACCCTGGACAAAGACCCGCAAACCATCCGCGATTGGAACGCCGGGAAGATCCCGGTCTTGTTCGCCCACCCGGCCAGTGCCGGCCACGGCCTGAACTTGCAGGACGGCGGCAACATCCTGGCCTTCTTCGGCCACTGGTGGGACTTGGAGCAGTTCCAGCAAATCATCGAGCGCATCGGCCCCACGCGCCAGGCGCAGGCCGGGTACGACCGCCCGGTGTTCATCCACCACATCGTCGCCGCCGACACGATGGACGAGCTAGTCATGGCCCGCCGCGAATCGAAGCGCGAGGTGCAAGACCTACTACTCGAAGCAATAAAACGAAAGGGGAGCAAATGAGCGAGAACCAGGCCGCCGCGCTGACCACCCAGGTGGGCGGCAACCACTACAAGGACATGCCCATCCAGCCGGTCGAGTACATCCACAAGAACGGCATCGGTTATTTCGAGGGCTGCGTCATCAAGTACGTGAGCCGGTGGCGCAAGAAGAACGGGGTCGAGGACTTGAAGAAGGCTCGCCACTTTCTCGACCTGCTGATCGAGTTCGAGGACGCGCAGCGGGGTGGCCTGTAATGCAAAGCCGCATCCAGTCCATGCTGGAAGCTTGGGCCAACGTCGCCATCGGCTACGTGGTGGCCTTGCTCTCCCAGCTTGCAATTTTCCCGCTGTTCGGCATCCACGTGCCCTTCACGGACAACCTGCTGATTGGCGGCTATTTCACGATCATTTCGCTGGCCCGTAGCTACGCCGTCCGGCGCCTGTTCAACAGGATGCACCGCCATGTCTGAAACCGAATTTTTGACCGCCGACGAACTGGCCGAGGTGACAGGCTACAAGCACGTCGCCAGCCAGCGCGAGTGGCTGGACAAGAACGGGTGGCCCTACGTGGTGAATGCCTCGGGCCGCCCCATCGTGGGCCGCTGGGCCGCGCGCATGCGCCTGGCCGGCGTGCAACCGACCGCCACCAGCACCGGCATGCAGCCGGTCGGCCGACCAAACTTTGCCGCTTTGGATTAACCTATCCCTGCTATGCGCCCGAAATCAAACCACCGCGATCTGCCGCCCAGGATGCTGCGCCGAGTGCGCACCCTGAAAAGCGGCAAGGTTTGGGAATCGTTCTACTACAACGGCCGCGACACCGAAGGGCGCCGGGTCGAGATTCCGCTCGGGCATGATCTGAACGAAGCCAAGCGCAAGTGGGCCGAGTTGGAGTGCCGCGAGGCGCCAGCGGAAACCGGCTTGATGCGGTTCGTGCTCGACCGCTACGAGCGCGACGTGATACCGACCAAGGCGCCCAAGACGCAGAAGGACAACCTCGGGTGCCTGGCGATGTTGCGCAAGGTATTCGACGCCGTGGGCATCGACACTATCACCCCGCAATATGTTGCGCAGTACCGAGACAAGCGCGGCGCCAAGGCCCCGGTTCGGGCCAACCGTGAAATCGCGCTGCTCTCCCACGTGTGGAACATGGCGCGCGAGTGGGGCTACACGGCCAAGGAAAACCCGGTCAAGGGCGTGCGCAAGAACAAAGAGAAGCCCCGCGACTTCTACGCCGACGACGCCGTGTGGTCGGCGGTGTATGCAGCGGCCTGCATCGAATTGCAGGACGCCATGGACTTGAACTATCTCACCGGCCAGCGCCCGGCCGACGTGCTCAAGATGCGCCTCGCCGACATTAAAGACGGCGCCATCGAGGTGCAGCAAAATAAGACCAAGAAGAAGCTGCGCATCCTGCTGGACGACGACGGCGCGCGCACCGAGTTGGGCAAGGTCATTGACCGCATCAAGGGCCGCGAGCGCAAAGTGGCGAGCCTGTTCCTGATTGCCACGCCGGCCGGCAAGGCGCTGAACCAATGGACGCTGCGCACCCGGTTTGACGATGCGCGCACCGACGCAATCGCCAAGGCCAAGGAAGAAGGCAACGAGGAACTGGCCGCCAGGATCCGCGCCTTCCAGTTCCGCGACATCCGACCCAAGGCCGCGTCGGAAATGGACTTGGAGCACGCCAGCAAACTGCTGGGCCACACCGAGCACGAGATAACCGAGAAGGTGTACCGGCGCGTGGGTGAAACCGTGAAGCCGACCAAGTAAAGACGGCCCCCGAACATGGGATCGTTTTTGCACCTCGTAGCCTTGGCGGTGCGATATTGCTTTACCTCGTAAGGAAGTGAAATTTAATTACGAGGGTTAATCATCGTTACCGATACCCAAAAATTCCCATTTTCAGAATATCCGCGGTTGATCTTCGTAATGTCAACTGGGCGAATAACTTTTTTATTATGAGTTATTTGTATAGTTGCATTGTTTAAGCCTAGTGAGGCGTGCCCAGTGACTTTGTTCAAAAAACCATCATCGCTGCTAATCTGTATTACGCCAGCATACGAGTAAGTCTTATTGAAGAAAATTCGAATGAACTTATCTGTTTGTTCAACGGTGAGCGAAATACCGATTGGCTTGTGGTCGATGTCATTTTGAATAAACCACTTTCCGGTCGGGTCTGGACGGAGTATGGCGTGCAGATGTTCGATAGTGTCTTCTTTAACATTATTCGGGGCGCTGGTTTGGGCGTAACAAAACTGGCTCGCGGTTAGACCAAGAAAAACCAGCGCCACAGCGAGATAACGTTCAAGAAACATTCAGGGCACCCTAAATTCGATGGCGGAAGCGGTGAGATTCGAACTCACGGTGGGGTTACCCCCACGCGGGTTTTCAAGACCCGAGCATTAAGCCACTCTGCCACGCTTCCAAATTTTCGACCGAACCCCTGGGGGTTGCGGAAATGATTTCCGCAAGTTGCGGAAACGATGCAAAAAATCCCTTATAAATCAACGCGCCGGAAGCCGATGCAACTGCTTTCAAGTCCTCGGAGTAAATGAGGAAAATCAACAGGTTAGAGATAAATAATTTCCGCAACCTGCTAGGATTTGAGTATTCTAACCCGTTGATTATGCGTTAGGCTATAAGGTACATGCGGAAACGATTTTGAGGGGTTCGCCATGACGAAAGAGCGCAAGGTACTTGCAGGCATCGCCGCCTTGATTGGGCTGTTCTTCGCGCTCGGATGGGACGCCATGGCCTACCTAGCGTGCGCAGCTTTCGGGCTGTACGCTGGCCGGGACGTTTTCCGCGAAGCATAGCGGCGAAGGCGGGCCGCGTAGGTGCGCAAGATCCCCGCCTTCACTTGGTCGCCCCCTTCAACTTCTCCCAGGTGCGTGCGCCTGCAATGCCCAGCATGCCGGTGATGAGAACCATGAGGGCCTCGACATCGAGCAGTGGGGGCGGGTTCAAATTGGCCGCGATCCAGCCGGCGGCCTGCATGCCGTTCCAGCCCCACACCAGCAGCGGGTAGAGGATGAACTGGTAGGCCAAGGCGATGACGCTGACCCAGCCCACCGCCGGGCGCCAGCCGGCCACGAACACGCTGGCGTGCCGGGCCTCTTCCTTGTTGACTTCAAGCTGTCCGCCCAGCCGTTCGGATTCTGCCCGGTAGGCTTCCGTCTCGGCCTTGAGCCCTTCAATTTGCAGCTTCGCCCGTTCCTCGTCGGAAGTGAAGAGGCTGTCCGCCACCTTCCCCACGGTGTCGATGATGCCGCCGATAAGCAGGGGGTTCATGCTGCCTCCCGAAGTGTGCGATTGATCCAGCCCAGCAGGAACTTTTGCTGGGTGCGGTCCTTGGTCACGATGTCACGGTACCGGGCCAGCTTCGCCAGGGCGTAGGCCAGCGCGAATTTATCCGGGTCCATGGTGTTGAGCGCGGCCAGGGTCTTGGGGCCGATCTTGCCGTCCGGCGTGGCACCGCTCACGATCTGCGCCAGGCGCACCGCCGTGGCGACGCCGGCATTCACGGCGAAGTCGAACACGTTGCGCGCCACCACCTGGTTGGCGATGTTGTCGCCGCGAATCGGCGTCCAGAAGTTCATCCGGTAGAACTGGCGCACCAGTTCGGTGTCGGGGATGTCGCCCGCGTCGATGGCGGCCCAGCCCCGCCAGTTCGGGTGGAAGTTGCGAGCGATGCCGGCGTAGGTCATGCCGCCCCGGTCGCCCTCAACGCTGTGCAGTTTGTAGCCGCCCTCGTTCCGAATCATGGACTCGAAGGCTTGCAGGAAATCGGCCATGGTCTTATTTCCCTTTCTTCGCTAGGTTGTCGAGGCGTGCCTCGACGGCGCGCTCGACGGCGCGCTCGATGGCGAACAGCAGGCGCGTCGCCATGTGCCCACCGACGCCGGCCGCTGCCGCACAGATACCCATCGGCTGCTCCATGGCGGCCAGGAGCATGAACACGCCAAGGCCGACGAAACCACTGGTGAAAATCTCACCGATGAGCTCGATGATGTTGAAGGCGCGGGTATGGCCGCGCTTGACCTTTGCATACCAATTCACGGCGCCACCTCCGAAAGCCATACCGAGAGCCAGCAGCCACGTGGCAAGCCCCCAAGTTGTCGGGTCTTTTTCAGGCATCACACCCTCAACTCGTTGCGCTTCTGCTCGAAGGCGGCAATTACTGCCGGGGTCCAGGTTGCCGCGCAAATGTCCTGTACGTTTTGCGGAAGATTGCTGACATTGGCACCGGGCTCGTAGCTGGTGCGATCCAACGTGGACGCAATCTCTTTTCCGTCGCGTAGGATTCTCGTAGAGGTTTCGACAAACACGGTGCCATTGGCCGCGATTTCGAGCTTGATGTCTTGTGATTCAGTCAGTGCCATGGTGGCCCCCTTTCCTAGATCGTGTATGTCCCGGACAGATACAAAGTCTTTCCGGACAAGTTGGCGTTTGTCAGTTGATTGCCAGCGTTGTAGAAGAACGCGAACCGCGTGCTCGTTGAGTAGCCTTGCATCACGTAACACGCGCCAACGTAGTCAGTAATATCGACCTTGGCACCAGACCTGGTAGCCGACGAAGAGGCCGAAACAGCAAAAGGCAAACCAGCGATTTCGGCGCCGGAGCCGTTGCTCGTCGTCGGGAATTGCAATACCGCCTGCCAGGACACAAGCCGACCGGTCTTGGTGTATTTGCCGGAGTTTTGGGTAAAGGTAAGACCCGCACCGCTTGCGTCGGACATGGTGAACGTGCCTTCTTGAACTCCCCACGTTGCCGTACCCCAATACTCCGGTAGCGCGCCGGACGAATTCCTGTTGTTGAAGATGGTCACGCCATCACGTGGGGCACTGACCACCTTCGGAGAGTTGGCGCAGTAGTTCCCGGAAATGACACCCGCTTCACCAGCGCCATTCAGGAGCACAAATTGTTGGAAGCCCATGTATTCGACGGTGTTGCCGGTGATGCTGAACCCTTGGACATTTCCGCCAATACCGATCGGGTTTGCATTCCCAAAATCCCCCGACCAGAAGCACCCGGTTACCGTTACCCCGGAAACAAAATTGCCGGCCGTTGGAGAAATCAGGAAAGAGGTTCCGCCATCAAGCCCCTCTGACCTACAGGCACTTATCGTCAAACCGCGAACACCGCCAGCGACGTACAGGTCGGTCGTTGTGCATTGCTCAAAGTTGCAGTTGTAGAAGGTCAGGGAGTCGGTATATGCAGTGCTGGCGAGATACACGCCGTCGCTGCCAATGAACGTGCAGCCAGTGAACATGTAGTGGCCGCCCCCCGTGAAGTTTTCCCACTGCACGGTGTACGAGGTGATTGCGTATCCGGTGACTTCTTCAAAGAAGTTTGAGAAGCACGCGGTTCCGGTGATGTAGATCCCTTTATTCAAGCCAGACAGATAGACCTGCTTCATGAGCATGTACGAGACATTTTTCAAACGGATGCCAATCGGTGCCCCGTTGTTGCTACCAATCGAAATATTGGAAATTCCGCAGTGATAAATAATATCCGTCGCAACACAATCAAAATCCACCACGAATTGACCGGATGTCATACCGTAGGCTTGAATTCTGGTGCTGAACTGACCGTCACCAACGATGTTCAACCGACCAGTGATAACAAGGGGGGCAGTTACTTTGTATGACGTAGCGGCATTGTTCGCCGGAAAATACAACGTCTGTTTCCTGTTCGAGAGTATGGTGCAGTAGTTAATTGCGGCCTGAATCGCGGCCGTGTCGTCGGTGACACCATCGCCTACTGCGCCAAAATCCTTGACGCTGACGAACTCGCGCAGCTTTGTTTGGACGTTCGTTAGCGCTGCGCCTGTTCCTGCCGGCATAAACGAAACGTCATCACTTGTGACGCCAGTAGCCGCGTCAATCCAGCCGGTCCCTGTATATACCCTCATCACACCTAGGACGGTGTTGTAGTAGAGCGCCCCAATCTGTAGCGCATTTCCATCGTTATCTAGCGTTGGGTCAGTCGTCTTTTGCCCGAGGTAACGATCATCGAAGTTGTCGAGAACTGCCGCTGCCGCTGCTGCACTCGCGGCGGAATTGGCCGCGCTGTTGGCTGCTGCTGTTGCGCTGTTGCCGGCGTTAGCTTCCACCGCATACAGATCGGCGATAAGCTGGTCAGGTGTCAAACCGCTTGAAATAGGAGTTTTCACCGCCCGACCGACTTGTTCTACAACCTGTTGTACAAGGATCGTTAGGCGGTCAAGAGCCGTGTTGATGACTTTCGGGTAGAAACCGCCTTGATTGGTCAAGGTCACAGGTTGCAGGTTTTCTAGCTTACTTGTCAGCGTGATGAAATTGCCAGCAGCATAGGCTGCCACTGTCGTAACCGTGCCGCCTGGGTTTGCGTCTTGGTCGGTGTTAAGGGCTACGGTGTAACTCGTGTTCAGCACGAGGTCGCTTTCGGCCTCGTTCGTATCTGTTCGAACTACGCGAACGTCGCTTGCCTGAAAAACCTTGAACGCGAAGGGAAACGCTACCGTCGCGCCGTTGCAGGCGAACGGCCCGGCCTTGCGGGTACTGGATGAAATCGACATGCTCGGCGCTCCTGGGAGATTGCAGCAAGGCTATCGCCCGAGAACACCGACACGTGCACCACAACTCGGCACAACTCAGCGTTACTCAACGCTTCTCCTGGAAGCCGAAGGCGATGGCGGCCGGGTTTTCGGTCTTACCCTCGGCCAGGGCTTTGGTGCCGGTGACGGTGCGGTTGATCTGCGCGCTGGGCAGGCCGAATAGGTCGCCCACGACATTGACCGACGCCTTGCGGAAAGCATCGTCGAACTCGCCTTGATGTACCTGTTTTGCCAGGCTCACCGTGTCGGCAATCAGGCGCAGGCCGGCCGGCCCGGTGTAGTCGCGGCCCATGTCATTGGCGCCGGACACGATCTTGGCCGCCTCGCCGAACTCGCGCACCACGACCATAAGGCCCATCAGGTAGTCGATCTGGTTGGCGAGCAGCTTCTTGGCGATCTTCTCGGGGTCATCGTCGCCCGAGTCGCCGGGCGTGAATGCGTTTTTGATGAAGTAGCCCAGCACGGCCGGCACCGCGTAGAGCATGGCGTAGTCGACGGCCAGCTTCGCGCGCTTGGCCGGGGTGTCCGCGCTCATGGTCTTCTCCACGCCGACGTTCAGGGCCGTGTTCATGAAGGAATAGAACACGGTGAAAAGCCGTTGCGCCGGGCCGCCGCGCTCGATGGCCGACAGGTCTTTGGTTTGCCCGCCGCCCTGGGCATCGATGACAGCTTGGTCAGCCAGGGCGATGGCGCGGGTTTCCTCGTTGCCCCCGGCGATGGCCTTCTCGTAGGCACCCCACCAGGTCGGCACGTCGACCATTTGCTGACAGCGCATCATGAGGAAGTAGGCGTAGCGCCCGACGTACTCGTTGAACGCGCTTTGATCCTGCACCTGGTTGCGCAACTCGTTGAGTTCGCGGAAGCGGGTACGCGCCCGGTTTTCCATGAACGAGGACATTTCATTGACCGTGCGCGTGAGGCCCACCGGGTTGGCGAGGTACTTGGCAACACCGCGCCCGACCCACGGTGCGCCCACGCGCGTGATGGATTGCGTAATGCCGAGCGGCTGGATTAGCGCGCTCATGACGTTGAAACCCAGGCCGGCAGCGCTCACCCCCTGGCGCAGGCGCGAGAGGGCCAGATCCACGGCAGCGTCTGCGCCTTTCTCGCCCTCGGCCACGTCCTGCACCCAGGTCTTGAACTGCTGCTTGGCCTCGGGGCCGTAGTGGTCGCGGATGGCCGCGTCGATGCTGTGCGAGCGCAACAGCCGGTTGGCATCGATCAACCACTCGTGCCAGGCCAGGTCGTGAATCACGTCATTGACGCCGGAATAGAGGCCGCCCAGCGTGTAGAGCAGCGGCCGGCCTTGCACTTCCTCGACGCGCGACTTGGTGAAGCTGCGGCGCGTGGTGGCCGTGGTGTAGGCCCCCTGCAACTGGCGCTTGGCGCTTTCCGCGTCGGCGTGTTCCTCGGCCCGTTGGCTGGCGGCTGGGTCGTATTTGATGGGGTAGTAGCCGCCGCGCATTTGCACGGTCGTGCCGTCTGCCGTGGTCACAGCGAAGGCGCGCGGCGCCACCCACTCGGGTTCCTTGCCATAGACCCGGCGTTCCTTGGCGGCGATCTGCGGCCGGTAGCCCTCGAAATGATCCCACACGGCCTGCACCGCCTGCCATTCCTGTGCGGTCAGCGATTGCAGCACCGGGGCGAGTTGCTGGATCGTCCAGGCCTCGCCGCCGAGTAGTCGCTGCAGGTTGCCGTCGTTGCCGATGTTCAACGCAATGGCGAGGCGCGCCTCGCGGTTCAGGCTGCGGTTGATGGTCGGGAAAAATTGCCCCTTGCCGCCCATCCGGCCCAGCTTGAACACCGGGGCGAGGATTTCCGACAGCTTGGCCGTGGCCTCGGCGCGCATCGTGGTTTCCTGGTCGCCGCGCTCGTTGGCGCTGCGCACGAAGTATTCCCACATGGGGCCGCCGTCCTTGCCGCCGTCCATGACGCGCGCCCAGGTGGCTGCCTTGATATGCGCCGCCCAAAACCGTTTTAGGCCCTGCACGGCGCGGCCCATGTTCGTGGTCGGCGTGCGGGTGTCGGCCTCGCGGCCCTGGGCGTGCTGGTGGATGCTGGCGGCGATTTCGTCGCGCACGGCCTCATAGGCGCGCTGGTCGGCGGCCGTCAGCAGCTTGTGCTTCAAGCGGCCCAGGTGCTCGATCTGGCGCACGGTATCGACCAGGCCCCGGAATTCCTCGACGGTCAGGTTCTTGTACGAGGTGCGGAATGCCTCGTTTTCCAGTTCGGGCGGAATGTCGGGCTCGAGCCCGGCTTCGCGCTGGGCCTTGATCCACTCGGCCAGGGCGGTGCGCTTGTCCACCGCCTTGTTGCTTTGCCCCTTGCGCAGGTCGAACCGTTCCAGCAGGTTGCCGATCTGGTCGGCATAGTCGGCGTCCAGGGTCTTGATGTCGCCCTCGAACTTCTTGAGGTAGCGCAGGCCCTTGTCGACTTCCTCCTGGGCGTCGTAGGCGGCGCGCGTCGCATAGTTCTGGATCAACTGGTTGCGCTTCTCGGCCGCTGCCACGTTGAGGTCGCCCGCCTTGCTGGCCTTCTCGGCGGCCTTGGCCGCGCGCACTTCCGCGTTGGCATACTGGCCGGGCTTGATGTCGCGCACCTTGAGGCGGGAAATCAGCGCGCTGGCGTATTCCCTGGCCGCGCTCGCCAGCACCTTGCGCTGGCCGGTGGCCTTCGCCAGGGCGTTGGCTTCGGTCGCCACGAAGCGGGCGCGGGCGTCGTTGTGGATGGCCTTGTCGGCGGCCTTCTCGATGGCCTCGGGGCTCGACAGGTCGCCGAACTGTTCCAACATGCGCACGTCGGTGAGCGCGTCGATTTCCGCGCGCGGGGTTTCCACCTCGGCCAGTTTGCGCACCAGTTCGTCGCCCGACGTGAAGCCGAACATTTCGGCCACGATGTCGGGGTGCAAGCCAGTTACCGCCGTCATCCGGCGCGCCTTCACGGCATTGACCACCTCGGCCGGCAGGCCCATGGCCTTGAGTTCGCCCAGGTCGAGGCGCCCGGCGCCGAGCGCTTGCGGATTGACCACCTGGTCGCCGGCCCGCGTTTCCTGGTCGGCGCCGTAGTCGTAGGCCACCGAGTGCTGCGGGTTGCCGCGCAGTTCCTCGAAGAATTTGTCCTCAAGCTGGCGCAAGTCCCATTTGCCGTGCTCGTCGAGCGTGAGGTAGCCGTACTGGCTCAAAGCCTCGGCCATGGCGTCGAGTCCGAGCCCGCCGTCGCGGCGCAGCACGTGCTTGCCGAACGCCGGCATGGGGATGCGCTCTTTCGGGTCGATGCCCCACTCGGACTGCACCGCCGCGCGGTTCAGGCCGCCCAGCTTGGCGATGGCCGCGAATAGCGAGTCCTGGGATTCATCGACGGAATCGGGACTTGACGTGCGCTTGGCCGGCGCCTCGATCTTGTCGTCGGCGGCCAGCTTGCCCGTGAGGAACTGCCAGGCGCGATAAATCGGCTGGCTCATGACCTCGCGGCGCACCTCGATCTGCACCTCGGCGCGCTGGGCCTTGGCGTCCTTCTGTAGCTGCTTGATGATGCGGCCGCGCGCGTTGTGCAGCCACGTCATGTCGCGCAGGCCGCGCGCCTGCAAGTCCTCGATGGCCTGGGCCGTTGCATCGACGCCGAGCGCCTGGTAGGCGGCGAATTCCTCGGGCGTCATGCTGGCCTGTTCGGGCGAGGTGAACAGCGGCATCATGCTGCGCCCCTGCTCGGCCAGGGTGATCTGCTCGTTGGTGGCGAGCATGCGGTCGAACACGCCGCGTACCTCGTCGGTCAGTTCGACGTTCAGGTTCTTGAGTTCGCGGTAGACGCTGACCAGCCAGGCGCGGAAGCGCTGGAAAAGCCCTTGCAGTTCGATGCTGGGGGCCGTGCCCTCGAATAGGTACGCTTCGAAGCCGCGCGCGAACTTCTCGTGGTAAGCGCGTTTTTCCTCGAAGTCGAGGTTGTACCACTCGGCCAGGGACTCGACGCCGAACCAGCGCAGCAGCGCGTCGGTGTCGTTGAGGATCTGGCGCTCCCCTGGCTTCAAGGTATCCTGGCCGAAAATGTCGGCTTCCTGTTGCAGCTTGCTGGCGATGTCGGCCTGCACTTCCAGGAAGAAGTGGCCCGACTCGTGCAGGAAGGTGGAGAGGTCGGCGTTCTTGAGCAGGGTAATCGACAGCGTGGCCGGGTTGAAGCTGCCGCGCGCGGTTTGCTCGAAGGCGTTGGCGATGGCCGGCGCGTGCTCCATTTCCTTGCCGTTGAATACCAGAATCACGTCCTGGTCGGCGGTGTCGGCCGTGGCCCCCGGTGGCGTCGCGCGTCGCTGCTCGTCGGTCATGCCGGCGCGCGCCTGGGTGTTGCGGGCTTCCACTTCCCCGGCGATCTTGAGGTAGGTCGAGCGCGGGCCGTCGCCGGTTCGTTGCAGTTCGGCGTAGGCGGCGTCGTTCTTGGCTTTGAGTTCGGCCAGGGTGTAGCGCTGGGCGTCGGCGATCTGGTCGGCGTTGATGCCGAAGTCCAGGTCGTTGAGCGCGGCCACCGCCTCGTCGAGCGAGTGCCCGGCTTCTTCCATTTCGCGCTTGATGGTGTAGGCGTTGCTCCAATGATCCCACTCGCGCTTGGCCTGGGCCTTCACGATGCCGGCAATTTCCAGGCTGCCCCCGGTGGCAAACCCTTCGATAGTCTGGATGCCGTGCTGAATCTCATGCAGCAGCGCGGAAGCCATTTGCTCGTTGGTCAGGCCGTTGCCCAGGCTGATGGTGTTGTCCGCGCTGTTGTAGCTGGCGCCGAAGTAGAGGTCGCCGGCAGCGGCCGACGTCGCCTCGTAGGCCACCGTGATGTTGCGCAACTTGGGGTATGCAGCGAACAAAGCCGGGTGGTCGAGCACGTCGCCAAGGGGCATTTCCGCCACCTTGTACGGGTCGGCCTCGGCCGCTTGTTCCATGCTGTCCTTGCCGATGAACTTGGCGTCGGCGTCGCTGATTTCATAGCGCCACTTGCCGTCGTTACCCTTGAACCAGCCCGTGTCGCGGCGCACCACCTCGGGGCTTTCACCGGCAGCAATGCGCTGCTTTGCGGTGTCGAGCGCGTGAAGGTCGGCCCCCTGGGCGCGCTGCCCGGCGAACTGGTAGAACTGGTCGAGTTTCTGGTCTACAATGGAATCCGAGGCGTCGGAGAGGCGAGCCGTGTCACCCTCTCCATCAAGGCCGGCAGTGTCCGTCGTCGTGCTGGTCGCGCCTCCTTCTTTTTTCTGGAACGCTGTCAGCAGCCAGTGCTTCGCCTGGCTGTCCCAAGTCAAGCGCACAGCGGCCCGATGGTCGGCCGATTCCAGATTGACGCGGTTCTTGTTGCGCGTCGTTACCTTCATCGCTGAGAGAATGCCCTGCAGGTCGTCCAGCACCTCGGGGTGATACTTCGCCAGCTTGGCGAGCCCGTACCCATCGCTGGCCCCGGTGCCTTCCTCGCCCCACACCAGGTCGATGTCGCCGGCGCGCTCGGCCACGCCCTCGGCCAGCACGCGCCGGCCTTCCTCCACCAGCGGCGCGACGCAGCGCGCCACGATGGCCTCGTCGTCGAGCTCGGGGGCGGGCGCGATGCCCAGGCGCCGCTGGTGAGCCTGAACCTGGCCGCGC